TCTTCTGGGTCTAATATTTCTACTTTAAATTGTTTACGTAAGTTGTTTAATTCATTGTTGTAAGAAACATCCATTCTTTTTAAATATCTATCTATTCCTTCCATACCAGCTTCGGAAATATAATTTCTAATCTCTGTTTTATATGTATCTTTTAAATTTTTCACAGCAGATTTAAAGTCATTAGGTCTTTGGTCCTCGGTTATTGTTTCTGTAACCTCTACCGTTTCTTGCATCATCGGCATATCTGGGACCTCTGGATTCGCAACCGTAGCCATCATGTTCAATGCTTCGTTTACGTCTTGGTCACCTTCTTCAAATAAATCCATGCCGAAAATTCCACCAGTCTGCATACCGGGAGCATTAAACAAAACTATATCTTCTGGGAAATTTGGAAGATACTTTGGTACAGGCTTAGATGGGAAATCTGGAAGATACTCTGGTAGGGGGGTAAGTCCAGACGGAGGAGCAGAATGTGAATGCAGTTCTGGATGCGTGTGATCCATAACTGGGCCACCATTCTGCATTCCCGGATAAGGCACTGAGCCTCCTCCCATCATAGGTATTGGATCAAGGCCAGACATAATGCCTTGTTCACGATTTGAAAATAATTGTCTATTTTTCCAATTCATATTTATTACCCCGGAATATTAAAACCAAATAAGTCTGCTATTCCTTTTCCATAGTCAAATTGATTAGCTATAGGATTCCATGTAGTTCTCGCACCAGTTTGAGGTAGCATACCACCTAACATATTTTGTAATGCTGACATACGTTGCCATGGTTCCATAGCCATTCTGTTAGCAGCGTCAAATTGAGCACCGTACATTTGATCTTGTATGCCTCTGCCTGTTCTGCCTAGTCCTTCAAAAGCATTTATTTGGTTCATTAGACCTCTTTGACCTGTCATGCCTAAATTGGCAAAGTCTGTTCCAAGTCCACCAAGTCCTCTTGCTGCTGTTTGTGCGCCTTGCATAGCTTGTCCAAATCCTTGTGAACGCAATCCACCAATACCTTCCATCATGCCTCTACCAAAAGCTCTTTCTCTTTCTTGTTCCATTAATCTACCGCGAGATCCACCAAAAGCCCCAGAACTTACTGCTCGGTCTCTGTTTCTCATGCTTTGTTGTGCATTGGCTTCTTGCATATCTCTAATGCTTTGCTGTACTACGTCTTGCTCAAACGGATTATAAAACTGGCTAATACCACTAGGAGTATAATAATTAGCTCCTTGTTGCATCATTTGTCCGCCTTGTTGTATGTACGGAGTAAACCCACCAAGGCCACCAGCTAAAGTTCTGGCTCTCATTTCGTAAGGGTCTAGTCCTGCTACTTGTTGAACAGGAACAGGCATAGGCTGTCTTGCTAAACCAAACGCGGATTCCAAAAATCCACGACGCATGGCTTGAGCATACGGCTCTTCATAAGTAGCTGTAGTTGAAGGTCCTCCTCCTTGTGCCATTTCAGTAAATGTGTTTGGGTCTGAATAACTCGCCATTATCCCATCCTCTCTGCTTCTTTCATTAATCTATATAAATTCTTTGCTCCGATATTATCGGTAGCTTTTCTTGTCATAACAAATTCACCCGGCTCTAATCTTGCTAGGGTTATGTCCCCAGGTCCTTGGTCCAAGCTCGCTATTCCACCGTGTTTCATCTCAGGTGGAGGTGCATTTGCATATCCTACGCCCGGCATTAATGCAGGCTGTAAGTTAAAAATTCTGTAATCAGGCATACTTCCTAGTCCTTGCCCACCGCCATAGGCTTCTTGACCTATAGGAATTTTAATATCTTGATCTCTTTGATTTTTTAAGTAATTTAGTAAAGCCAGTTGTCCTAAAGGAGAATTAACTACATCACCTACTCCACTCATAATACCTTGAGCTTTGTTTTTTCCTTTTTTACCGCCAACAAAACCTAAAATAGTATCTAGCAAAGTTGGTTCCCCAAATTCAAGTTCTCCAAATTCAATTTCTTCTGGATATAAATCGGGGTAAAGTTCTTTTAGAGTATCTGTAGGATCTCCTAGACTATCAGGGTTCCATTCCCATACGTCGTTAGGATCTGTTGGATCAAAAGGATCATAAGAAAAATCAAAAGGATCGTCTAAGTTTTCTTGTAAACCTTTTATCCAATCTCCAGAATCAGCAAAATATTGATCGTAATTCCCCGAAAAAGATGGAGCATCTGTATCAAAAATATCATCAAACACCATATTATTGGGATTAAAGCTAAAGATTCCCGCAGTGCTAGGATCATAAGAAAAGTCTAGATTAGTAACATCGTCTTTTAAATCGTTTAGCCAACTGTCGTCATAAATATAATCTATTGCCATAGTATCTCCTATAATATCTCTTTTTTTATTCGTTGTCTTGCTTGTTAGAAGCGCCAAAGTAGAAAGATATAATAGCACTTGCTAACCCACCAAGGTAGCCTAATACAAGGTTTATCAATGCTTCTGAGTTTTGCTCTGGGGGTTGAAGAGTTACTAAAAATATATACCCCATAAACCCTCCTACAACAGATACACCTATTATTCTAGCTGTCCAATCTTTAGAAAATCTAGATCTAGCGTCTTGTACATCTGCTGTTTCTAATGCAAACAGATCTATATCAAGTTCTTTCATCTTTATTTCAAAATCTGTTTCTACTTTCTTTAGTTCTGCTAATTGCTCAGGAGTAGCTGCTTCCATTGCTTTTTGTATTTTCTTTGGCTCAGGATCACATCCTAATACCTCTGAAATCATATTCGCAGCCATACCACCCATAGGACCACCTAAAGCGGTTCCTATAGTTGGGGCAACTGTTCCTACTAACGTTTTTAATATACCTAGTTTCATTAACACTTCCACCTTCTGCGCGCTTGCCTAATTCTTGAATTAGGATTATTTCTAGTTTTAGCAGAGCTTTTCTTTAACTGTCCCGCAGACCTTGCGCAATAAGATTTACGTCTTTTAGCCGCTTTGCTACCTTTTTTAACTTTGCCTGTTACAGCTCCTTTTAATTTACTTCCAGGGTTTGCTCTACGATGGGCAGCAATACCTTTTTTGGTCATGCCCGCACCTTTCTTGGTAGGGCGGTAGTTACCGCCTTTACCAGTGGTTCTGCGTATAGCTTTTTGCCTAGCCATTATTTTTTCTTTCCTGTTTTCTTTTTCTTTTTAGGAAAGCCAGCTTGCATATTTTTGTATGCTTTTTTAGATATTGTAGATTTACTTTTAGGTCTACTAATACCTTTTTTCTTTCTAGCATTTATGTTTGCGTATAATCCTCTTTTAGCCATTATGGTCTCCTTAATGATTTTTTATAGTTTGACACTGTTTTATTTTTAATAGGTTTTATTTTAACTTTTTTAATTCTTTTAGCCATTATACATTTTTTCTTTTAATCTAATTGCTCTATCCCCAACTTGCGTTGCCCATTTAGAATCTAACATCTCAACACCAGCAGTTTCCCAATCTTCTTTTTTAACAGCTTCTAAAAATTTTTTAAATTTACTAAATCTAGGATAGCCTAAGTTAAAACACATGTTTGCTAAAACACGTTGTCTAACATTACCTAATCCTCTCCACCACGGAAGATTTTTATCTAATTCAGAACAAACAATATCTATGTCATTATTTAAACATTCTCTAATTCTAGCATCTGATACAGGTGTACCTACAGGTTTTCCAAATTCAGGATCGTGTTCTAAAATTAAATGTCCTACTCCAAAAGTTGCAAGTCCTAGATGATCTTCATAAATTTCATCAATAAAACCTTCATCAAATTTTAACTCTTCTATTAGTTTGTTTCGATCCATCATAGTATTTTTATCGTTGTTGCTCCATTTGTTTCTACTGATAACTCTCCTAAACCAGTTACTCCTTCTACTCCTCGTTCTGTTCCTACATATAGATTGACCCATTGTTTACCATTCCAAAGTTGTAGTTGATTTGTTGAAAGATTCCAAATTATATCTCCTGCTGTAAATTTATTTTCATTCCTTTGTGTTTCATTAACAGATAACGTTGCATCAACATCTACCTTATTTAAACTTAATTCTAATACTCTTACTAAACGATTGAACGTTTCGGGAGACAACTCCCCTATAGCTACAGGCAATCGCGTTTCTAAAATTTTTGCCATTATCTTCTACCATTTGGTCGCACATCCATACGCATAGCACCAACTCTAAACCCAACTCCCGATCTGGAACCTAGTGAACCATCATCGTCTGATTCAATTCTAAGAGCAGCTTGTCTTGCTCTAAGCCTAGCATCTATCTTTGTAGTTGTAGCAGTGCAAGTGCTTGTTAAATCAGTAGATAAACTTTCTCCGGGATAGTTTCTTTGTTTTAAAATAACATTAACAGTTTGTCCACTTCCTCCACTTCCTGTAAATTTAATATCTGGAATAATTTTGTTGATAGATTGAAATTCTTCTCCGTTGCCCAATGCAAAATCACTAGACTCTATAAATACGTTATCCATTGGTGAACCATCAGCATCATTACCTGTCTCATGGTTATACAAATAACCTACATCACTTGTTGTGTAAGACCCTATGGGACTATCAAATATGCCTTCGTCTATCCAAGATGTTCTGTTTAGTTCACCTATGCTCCATGCTCCTTCTTCATAATTAAGCACAACGTATTTACTAATTGTTGTTTCCCCTGTTACGCAATAAAACCAACCTACTTCATCAAATTCTTTATTTAAAAACCCAAATACTTGGAAAGACTGCCCTTCGTTTAGATCACTAAATACATAGTCTTGTACTGTACAAGGAATGTCTTGAACAGCTCCGTTGTATGTATAAAAACCTTTTTTATCCATCCAAAATATACCTTTTGGAGTATTCACGGCCGCATTAGGTCCAATAAGTCCTACCCCTTCGTTTACTAGATTAACTCCAAAAGTAAAAGGCTGACCGACAAAGGTCATTGAATAAAGAGATGTGTCTGTCCAAACTAATGTTTCTTGTCTGGCTCTAATAGCTCCAATAATTTGAGAACCAGCCGATAGTCTAAAAGATCCAGCTGTATTAGTAGATAGTGGTTCCCATTGAGCAGCATTTTCTTGGTCACTCCATGCAATAAACATTGGATCTATTGCTCCTGTTCTAGAACTTCCAGAAATAGGGTCGGCTCCAAAACAAATAACGTGTCTATCTATATCACTAACTAAAGTCTGTAATGCTACGGTAGGTGTTAAATTTGCTCCACTTAATGAGCTTAATGCAACGGCTCTATCTGTGCCTAATGTTTTAGCGCTAGTGTCCCAATCCTTCCTTCTTTAT